GAAGGAGTTGAATTTCGTGTTGCTATCGAACGAGCGATTGACATTGCTAAAGGATCTGGCATCGACATACAATCAAAAGATAGACGAAAGGACAGCCTCTTATCTTCACGGACGAGGGTTCAGCAAGGAGTTGGCAAACGCTCATCTTCTCGGAACCGTGCCAGTAGATTGTGATCCTGCACATGCACAGTTTATTGGATGGCTTTCTATTCCATACCGTGTTGTTCATGGGGTTGCTGGTTTTAAGTTTCGTAGGGTGGACGAGTTACCGGGGCCGAGATACATGGCACCCATGCACCAGCCAGCTCGACTCTTCAATGCGGTGGATCTGCAGTTGCCAGGAGATGCGATTGCTATCTGCGAAGGAGAACTCGACAGTATTATTGCAAGTCAGATCTTGCCGAGTGTCGGAGTACCGGGAGCAAAAGCGTGGAGACCACACTTCAACAGACTCTTTGGAGGATACAAGCGAGTCTTAGTACTAGCAGATAACGATGACAAGAAGGACGGGTCTAACCCGGGTATGGAACTTGCAGAGAAAGTATTGCAAGAAGTAGAACATGCAGAACTAATCTCGCTCCCACCGGGTAGCGATGTGAACTCTGTTGTAATGGATGAAGGTATCGAAGGACTACGGAAAAGGTTAGGGATAAATGAGTGAATATGAGCGACATGGAGTTAATGAGGAATTCAATAGAATCATTAGGCATCCAAGTCCTAGAGATAAAGCAAACACCTTCGGGCCTATGGATCCGGGTGCAGTTACCAAAGACCCGATGATGGATCAGTTCATTGCTGACTCATGGGATATTATCGATGAGCTTGGCAATCTACTGATCTCAAAGCAGCGAGACTATGGCCCGGGCAATATCAACAATGCCTATGGTGGCCCACTCAACGGACTAATGGTTCGTATGGGTGACAAGTGGGAACGCTTGAAGAACTTACTGGACTCAGGCAATACACCACAACACGAATCCATTGAGGATTCATTCAAAGACTTAGCCAACTATTGCATCATTGCAATGATGGTGCAGCGAGGTAAGTGGCCGGAGAATAAAGCATGAAGAAGGCTACATTTTTTTTGATTCCACTTCTTGTAATTACATCCTTGTACTTTGTGACACGCTTCATTATGGATGCGATAATTGAAATAGAGGATGACCAATGGGGAGATGATGGACAGAGCTGAGGCACATGTACAAGATCTGGTACGGGCATCGGCTTACGCCATCCACCGTAGGTTCTCGGGCTATGTAGATCTGGAAGATCTAGTCCAAGAGCTGCAGATCTATGTGCTACAAAGGCCACAGTTAGAGAAAGATTTAGATGCTGCATACGAGGTCTCAAAAGATGAGACGAAGTGGGTTGCACGAAAACTCATGGCTCGATTCCGTAGGCACATAGAAAAGATTGCTCGTAAAGAGAAGGCAGCCAAACTTGGCTATCAGATGGGTGATGAGTTCTTCTATGACACGGCACTTATAGCCACGCTGTTGCCGGTAGCCCTGCAGTTCGAGACACAAGGTGCAGTACTGGTCAATCAGATAGACGATGGCACACCACGCAAGCCACCAGTACCAAGTGAGGGTGGCAATGTCTTGGGCATGGTCATTGATGTCAGAGCTGCATACGAATTGATTACTGATGATGAGCAGTTACTACTTGAGCAGAGGTACGGTAAGGATCCGTTAATCCTGTCCGACATTGCAGTTGCATGGAATGTATCCGACTCGACCATCGATCGAAGGATTCAAGTAGCCCTTCGCAAGATCATTGACAATCTTGGAGGGCCAAGTCCGTGGGCTTAAAGATAACTCTCGAAAGATACGAGGTTGTATTGGCCGTTAACACGGCGATAGAACGATATGTATCCACGATGAAGAACCAACAGATGCGTGGCCTTGGTGATCTCGATCCATGGCAACGCATTTTGCTTGATGTAGATGGATGTGGTGCAGAGATAGCAGTAGCAAAGAACCTCGGGGTGTACTGGGGTGGAGCCTTCGGCCAAGGCGGCGTAGATATTGAGCCGAACATAGATGTTAAGTTTACAAAGCACGAGAAGGGTCGCTTACTGGTTAGACCCGGAGCTGATCCGCAAACTAAGTTCGTACTGGTTCGTGGTGGCATGCCCAACTACGAGATCATGGGTTGGATGTGGGGTGCTGATGCCATGGTGCCAGAGTTCCTCGACAAGCCAGACTGGAAGAGACCAGAGATCTATTGTGTACCCGAGGATAAGTTAAGAAAATATAGAGGAAGCTATAACAACTAATGGCTACATACGAATACAGTTGCAGTACATGTGGCATCGCTGTCACCATTGAACGGAAGATGACGGAAGAGGAATCAGTTCCTCGTTGTGATTGTGGTAATCAGATGGCACGAGTGTGGTCTGCCAACGCTGTTATCTTTAATGCTTCAGGCTTTTACTCAACAGATAATAAGTAGAAAAGACTGAACCCCTCGGAGCCTAGAGTCTCGTTGGGGTTCAGTAGCTTTACTATAGCATGCCGCTGACGGCATTACCTACCATATTCTTCTTTCAAGAACTTGCCACAGTATGGCCATGGCTTAGAGAAACGATCAACATAGATTCTTAATGCCACATGGAATTGTTCCTTTACTGATGCCGCTTTCGGCGGTAGGTCTTTCGGCCCACCATGAGCAACCCAAGTCCGGGGATACTCGATCTGGAATAGCCCCTGAAATTGCTTACGGGTGCCGCTTACGGCATTAGGCCGACCAGATGATTCACACATGGCAAGTTTTTGCCAAGCCAAAGGAAGATCCGAAAGTACAAGCTCGTACTTCGGAATCTCCACCAAGACAGGCTCGGGGTTAGCAACTACGGTTCTAATCTCAATCGGGGCGTGGCTCAAAGGGGCTAGTCCGAAGACTAACCCCAATGAGACCAAGCCAATGGTTAATCGGCTTCGCATAATTATCCTTTCAGCATGAGAGTTAAAACCCATGCGGCTATTGGTATAAATACTAGCAAGGGTTGACCCTCACTCATGCCTTTAGGTAAGGTGAAAAAGGTCAATACGAACAGTCCAAAGGCTGGCACTATTGACCCCCTTCATGGTCACATTCGGGAATCTCTTGCCCGTTTGGAATCGGATCCGAATACCTATAGCCACATTCACAGCCATAGGTGAACGGGTAACAGGTCACGCAAGTGTAAGCACCACAGCCATAGGTCATAACTCAACCTCCCTTAACACTCGAACTCTCGGCTCAGGACAATCCGAATAAGGCTTCTCGTTACCCTCGTTGTCCTCACACATACAGAATCCGAATCCTTGAACCTGCGTGACATGAGTCAGTTCTGCCAGTTCACCCCATGAAATTGAGTCATCAACCTTCGGAGTAACTAGACACATCTCACCAGTTTCAACAGAGTAAGCATCTAAGTCCTCAGTCCATGAGTCACGAGACTCAATCGCCTTCATACCTGCAGAGTGAAAGTCTTCAGCCTCCACATAACAGTCATGGATAACCTTCTCGACTATCGTCACATGGTATTTATTCATGGTCATAGGAGTTTCCAATCGCTGTAAAGTTGAACATCTTGTATTCAATTAAGAGCTTTACAATCTCATCTAAGCACTCACCGTCAGTCAGTTCATCACCGTCACGACCGATAACCTGCTCAATGGCATGAACCAATTCATAATCTCTCATGAGTTCACCTTCTCTTTCAACATAGAAGCAACAATGTTATGTGCCTCAATGTTCTCGGTTTCAGACCCACCCCAAAGCAACTTCTGCACCTTCTCAAGTTCTTCTCTCAATAGGTACGGAATCCAAGGCTTAGCGTTGGTGTCGCATAGGTCGAACAGATCCAAGTCTTCTGCAAACTCAGGCTCTTCAATCTTGTTCTCGCTTGAGTCGAACCACCTTTCATCAGTACCCCACTCACCCTGCTCACCTCGCCAGTAGTAAGTCACGCCTTCATGCTCAAGTGTCATGCGGAATACATAATCGTTTGGAAACCAATCGGCTTCTTTTATTTCCATTTACTTTCCATTCTCTAGGTTGATGTCCGAGATGAACATCATGAAAGGCATGAGCCGAAACTCATGCCCTCCATGTCGTCAATCTTTCAGTTGTGTTAGGTCAATCATGCGAACCGCTGTCTTGCTATCGGTCGCGTTATCTCGGTCGGTTATCCACCATTCTAAGCCTTCTAGTCGCTTCGCTAAATCATGGTTTGCCATAGGGTCGCTTGAATAAATCACGACCCAAGTCTTATGAACTGTCATTTTCTCACCGCCTTTCGGTGATTATTTCGGGTGCATAATCTGCACACTTTATGTTCGGTGAACGCTGTCATCAGATCGTAATCGTCACCGCATTGAGAGCAGGTCGAATCTATCGCTAACACCGCTTCTGCCATCGCTGTTACCGCTGTAGTCGAATCGTTATTCGCAATCATGACCATACGCCCATTCTTGAGAGTCGGTATCGTCTAGCAGGTCGAAGACCCGAAGACATTCGGGGCATTGTGCCTTGGTTTGAATCTTCATTTATTTATTCGCCCCCAATCGGTACGCACTCAACCATTGACCCGAAGCAATAGCCCGAACCCGTCCACCAAACAGAACCGGCAACCCACAAAAGACCGGCAACAAGGGAACCCCAAAAGAGAACCCGAACCGCGAACCTCACGCGGTAATAGTTAGGTGATTTCATAGCCCGTAATCTCCCTCAACTAAAAGAAGCTCTTGAATGAAACTAGTTACATCATGAGGGCGGTTAGCGTAATCGGTAAGGGCTTCGGCTAGGTGTCCGATTTCCTTAAACCCGAGAGAGTCGGCAGGGTTAGACCAATCCGCAAGGCACTCACCGAACTCTTCTAAGGTGTACCCGATAAGGTCTAAAAACTTTCGAAACGGTGCCATGTCTTGATAATTGCTAGACCATGAGTAAAGAGAACTCACGCCCTCGCAATAGGTCGGGGCATGGTCTGCCGACCATGCAAGAGCCCCTGCGGGCTTCGGTGCTTTTATTCTTTCGGCTTGTATCATTTTTTTATTTCCATTTCTCTAGGTTGATTTCTGCAAAAGGTGAAAACCCTTAAGCATTAAGCAAGGGAGGGAACCGAAGCCCCCTCCCTCACTTAACGATTAAGCGAGATTAAGCCCCGACTTTATCGCCCTCAATTTCTTTTATTCCTGCTTCAACTTTCGCGTGTAATTCATTTCGCATAGAAGCAAAAGCAGCAGACGGCCAACCGCTACCGATAACACGCTTCAATAGTGTTGTGAGTGAGTTTTTAGGGTCTAGTTCATGAGCCTTGTTTAATGTGTTCATGGCTTCATCATTCAAACCTGCTTCATAGTAATAAGCCCCCCGAATTGCTTCGAAATGTGCAGACTCACCTGCAACATTGAAAAGATTTAAGAAGCGGAAACGGTCGGCATCATCATTTATTTTTAAGCCAACAAGACCGAGAGCATAATCTCGGATTTGAATCCCGTTAGCGATACCAATAAACGCGGTTTGAATGTCTGTCTCGTTAATCGGTGATGAATCTAGAAAAGCACAAACAGCAGAATCTAAAGCGGTCTTGGCTTCTAGGTTGGTTGGTAGTTGTGTCTTAACTGTTGTCATGATTTGGATCCATTTCTCTAGGTAGTGAGGGCTTATGCCCTGCCCTAATTGTGAAGCAAAACCCCCCGAGAATCAAGAACCGAAACCGAGGGAATTACGCAACATCACAAAAGAAGCTGCGAGATGACCCAGGAAAAAACACGCTCAAAATCTGCACATTTCAAGAGCCCCCGAAACCGATTAACGCAACAAGACCCCAAGACCCAAGGCACCAGACCAGACCCAAGGACAAGACCCAAGACCCCAAGCCCTGCCCCATGTCATGCCCTGCCCCCCTCCCTGTCATGACTCAAGCCCCCCGACTCATGCCCCGATTATCTGCCCGTATTACTAGGCGATTATTAACGGGGCGAACTTTATTAAGAACCTAGTACCGACCGACCGCATGCCCTGCATGTCTGCAGAAAATCGGTATAAATCAGGCTTACATAATGTCTGTTATCGGCTAAACCCTGTCCGACACACCCCCCTTACAGATGACCCGGGTGCTATAAACCACGCGGGGGCCCCTATATATGTACCTGAATAAATTTTTTTGATAGGAATTAGATCCGCGACATGCACTCTGACCTGCACTTTTACCGTATAAGCTGTATGTGTCCTACATCACAGGGTTGAGTACGGGATAAACACCCAATTTCCCGGCTTATCTATAGTAGGAGGATATATTCCGACAAGGAATATAGACGACTACTACCCGGCTCTTAGGGAGCCGGAGCGATCCTATGAGAGCGAAGGCGACCATAGGGCCTAGTATTTGCCCAGTAGTCTGTTCTAAATCGAACCCTCGAACCCAATGAGAAAATCTTTCGCTTTCACGCGGCGAAGCCGCGAGAGGAAACAATGAGCAAAAGAGAAGAGACAGCCAAGATCAAGTCGAAGGTCATACGCCTTCTGACAGAGGGCTGTACGGTCGAAGATGCGATGATGCAGGTCGGTCGCAGCTACAAGCTGTTTGACTACTATCGCTCGACCGATAAAGAATTCAAGGAGACGGTAGATAAGGTCAGAGCTGCCCGGACTTCTAAGGGCAGAATACAGAGTGCGGATTCCCTCACGATGGGATTCAACGAGTTCCGCAAAGAATACCTAGACTCTCAGACCTTCCCTCACCAGCAGAACATTATTGACCTACTCGAAGGTAATGAACCTTCTTGGATGCACCCGTCT